ACTATTCCTTCGTATTCGTACATATCTGTGGAGTGGGAGGGAGTTGAACCCTCGTTACTTATCTACTGTCCCGCAACACTAAACAAGTCTTACCTTATCCACCCCTAACCTTTAGCTTTTTGCTGGCATATTTTTCTTAACAAATTCTTTTACTACTACAAGAGCGGCAGAAGCACCTGCTATAATTGCCAACTGTAAAGTTGAGGCATTTAAGTCAATGAGTGGAGCTACAGCTACTGCACCAATAAATGCTTCAGCAAATGTAAATCCGACTCTTTCTAAAAGGTCTTTATATTTTTCCAAATTCTCTCCTTCAGTAGAAAGCATACTATGAAAAAAAAAATATAGAAATTGTTTGTATAAAATTTAAGATGTATTAGATTAGAAAAATCACAAGAGCTTGTGGACAATAAAATAAATAGATGATTGGAGCAGAAGATGTCAGCACATCCTGAGATACTTCTTGTTTCTGCTTTGCTTCGTAGAAAAGACTACGCAGTAATAGCTGAACAAGGAATAAGTAGAGAATACTTTATATCTTATCCTGAAGAATATTCATGGATAGAAAAATACTTTATACAGCATAGAACTTTACCTAGTACTAATGCTTTTAAAACTAACTTTCCTGAAGTAGTTTTATATAAAGTAGATGATTTAGAACATTTTTGTTCTGAAGTAAAAGATAACTATGTAAGAACTAAAATAAGTTCTGTAATGAAGAATACTTTTGAAGATATTAAAGAAAAAGAAACAGGAGAAAAGTTATTAGATTCTTTATATCAAGATATTTTATTACTTCAGAAAAAAGTTACTACAGGTTCTAGTACTTTAAATATTTTAGATGATGGAGATTATTTATTAGCAGATATTGAAAGAAGAATAGCAGCTAAAGATAAACGAGGTTTAGCAGGAATACCTACAGGTTTTCCCAGCTTAGATAATTTAACTGGTGGAGCATCAGGTGGAGATTTCTGGGTAGTAGGTGCTAGGTTAGGTCAAGGTAAGACATGGACTTTAATCCGTATGGCTTGTTCAGCATTACAAGCAGGAGAAAAAGTTCTTTTTGTATCTTTAGAACAACCTTCAAAACAAATTGGGTTTAGGGTACAGAGTTTTCTTTCTTCAGAATATGGAAAAGAAACTTTTAAATCTTTAGATTTGATGAAAGGTGAAAACTTTGATATCAGAGCATATAAAAAATTCTTACAAGACATACCTAAAAAAATAAAAGGTAGTTTTACTGTTGTTGATGGTAGTCGTGGTGCTGTATCTCCAGCAGTCGTGGCTAGTAGAATACAAGAACACAAACCTACTGTTGTTTATATAGATTATTTAACATTACTAAAGTCTGGGGGAGATGATTGGCGAGCAGTTGCTTCGTTAAGTGCTGATATCAAGGCAATCGCTCAGAGATATGACATACCCATCATATCCGCTGCACAAATGAATAGAGAGGGTGGTGGTAATGAACCACCATCAGTTATTCACTTATCTCAATCTGATGCCATAGGTATGGATGCAGATTGTGTAGTTACGCTAGTACAGAAATCTCCCCACGTTGTTAAATTCAAGTTAGCTAAGTTCCGACACGGACAAGATAATAAAAACTGGTTTTGTAAATTTACACCAGGGAATGGTTCGTTTGAAGAAATATCAGGGGATATTGCACAAGACTTGATATTAGCTGACCAAGACGATTTAGATTACGACTGATGCAAGAATATCAATGGGTTGTTTTTAAAGCAAAGCAACTTAAAGATGACCCAGATTTCTTACTCAAAAAATTGTATGAAAAAAAGTTTAACCAAATCATTGACAATTCAAATGGTGAAATTACTATAGAAGATAGGTAGGGCTCAAAGCGAGATAAAGTAAGAGAGTAACTAATCCCCCTACCGAAGAAGAAAGGAAAAATATGATTGAAGGTACACAAAGACCAAAGGCTAGAAAATCTAAAACTTATGGTGAAAATAGAATTTGTGAATCTGAAAAGTGTGAGCAAATGCTAAGTAAGTATAATAATCAAAAATTTTGTTATATTCACCACAAGACGAAATATCCTCGTGTTCGTGGAAGAATATTATTAAATAATGAATGAAGAACAAGTGGAGTTTGTTCTAATAGAAAGGAAAGGGAGCAAAATGCCAAAAAAAACAGGTGTTAGATATTATCTAAGCTACGGCAGAACTATACCTTTAGGAAATAAACAAGCATATAAGCCATCAGATTTAAAAGTTGGGATGGTTATAGAAGGAAATTTCAAGCAAGGCGTTATTATTGAAAAAATAGATAATATCGTAGATAACAAAGGTGAAACTCATTGGAAAATAAAAGTTACTGGTGAACATGCTGGTGGGGAACATTTTGAATATAGCGAATATCAAACAGTAATAGCAGATAGGTATGCTGTTGATTTGATTAACCGTGGTCAATAAGTATCGTGCCGATATAGTTTCAAAACATTTAGATGTTGTAACAGAATCGGAAGAAGAATACTATTGTAGGTGTCCTTTTCACTCAGACAGTAATCCTAGCTTTGCTGTAAACAAAGAAAACGGATTATGGATTTGTCATGGGTGTCAAGAAAAGGGTAATTGGAATGGATTACTTAGAAGATTAGGAATAAAGAAAAATTATCCATATCTACAAGAAATACCAATAGATGCAATAGATAATATTATTCGTGAACTAGATGAATACGTTTCAGACCCAATAAAAGATAAAGAAACTGCATATCATGATGAAAAATGGCTAGAACAATATAAATATCCACATGATTATTGGTCTGAAAGAGGATTAACTGATAAAACTATTGAAAAGTTTTCTTTAGGCTATGACCCATTAAGTAATTCAGTAACTATACCTTTACGAACTTTTCATGGGAAAGTTATTGGTGTGATTAAGAGAAGATTAGACCCAGATGCAAATATTAGATATTTATATCCAAAAGGCTTTCAAAAAGCTGGATATTTATTTGGACAGCATGAGTATCAAAAGTCACAACTTATAAACGAGAACATGAAAAAGTTAAATTATGATGGTGGATTAGCTTTAGTCGAAGGTGCTTTAGATGCAATGGCTTTTTGGGAAGTTGGTATACCTGCTTTAGCTATTTTAGGCTCACATTTTAGCGATTTTCAAAAAACCCTCTTAAATCGTCTAAACCCTGCCTATATTGCTCTATGTTTTGACAATGATAAGGCTGGTAAATTAGCAAGTGCTAGTGTATGTGATAAGATAGACTTACCTATCATGGTTGGTAGGTATAAACCTGATTGGGGTAATGACCCATCAGATTTAAGTAAAGACGAAAGAATAGAATTGTTTAGCAAAGCAGAAATGTGGTTTCCTGAAAATGAGTGAAAAAGATTTTGACGACATATCAAAAGCACTAGGAAGTGCTTCACCTAATATCAACGAAAGTGTAGGTATGTCAGAGTTTGGTATGTCTGGTCTAAACAGACAAGCTGGATATGTAATGGAAGAGTTCTTGTACGACCTTCAAGGTCGAAAGGGAATGAAAACATATCGTGAAATGGCTGATAATGACGCAATTATCGGTGCTATTTTATTTGCAGTAGACCAAATTATCAGAAGTACTAAATGGGATGTAGAACCATATTCAGCTAAAAGAAAAGACGTTCAAGATGCTCAATTCGTTCAAGAGTGTATGGACGACATGTCTAACACTTGGTTAGAGTTTGTTTCAGAAATTATGTCAATGTTAGTTTATGGATTTAGTGTTCACGAAATTGTTTACAAAAGGCGTGGCGGATTAGAAAACAAAGATGCAAAACAGCGTTCTAAGTTTAATGATGGAAAAATAGGTTGGAGAAAAATGCCTATGCGTGCCCAAGATACTATTGACCATTGGATTTTTGACCCACAAGGTGGAATTAAAGGATTTATGCAGTTAGCACCACCATCCTACAAACAAGTTGTTATACCAATGGAAAAATGCTTATTGTTTAGAACACAAACACATAAAAATAATCCAGAAGGTCGTTCTATATTAAGAAACGGATATCGCTCTTGGTATTTTAAGAAAAGAATAGAAGAAATCGAAGGTGTTGGTATAGAAAGAGATTTAGCTGGTATTCCAATAGCTTATGTAGACCCTGCAATTATGTCTGCTGGAGCTACAAGTGACCAACAAGCTATGTTAGAAGCTATTAAAAAATTAATTGTCAATGTTCGTAGAGATACACAAGAAGGTATCATATTTCCACGAGTTTATGATTCTTCAGGAAAACCATTATATGAATTTGAGTTGTTAAACTCTGGTGGAAGTAGACAGTTTGATACTACAGGTATTATAACTAGATATGAACAACGAATAGCTATGACAGTACTAGCCGACTTTATTTTATTAGGTCATGGTGGAACTGGCTCTTATTCTTTAGCTGGTAATAAAACTAGACTATTTGCTGTAGCTTTAGAAAGTTACTTAGATAATATTACAAATGTTTTTAACGACTATGCAATACCAAAATTATTTGAAATCAATGGTATGGATACTTCAAGATTACCAAAACTAAGACATAGCGACTTAGAAACACCTTCTCTACAAGAATTGGCTCAATACGTATCAACTCTTGCTGGGTCTGGTATGCAAATATTCCCTGACCAAAAACTTGAAGAATATTTACGTCAGATTGCTACTTTGCCTAAGCAAGACCAAGAAGATTATTTGCAACCACAAGACCCAAATAATTCAACTGGTATTGCTGATATTGATTACCAAAAAATTGTTCAGTTAGCACAACAACAAGAAACAGTAAATCAAGTAAAGGAACAGGCTAAGGATGCAGTTAGACAGCAATTCAATCCAAAAGGCGATAAACCCCAAGGAGAATAGAAAAGAAGTCATACAAGACTTTGAAGAATACGAAGAAATCTATAATAGAACTATTCGTGAAGCTGAAAGACTTTACAAGTCTGAAATATCTAAATTATCTAAAAATATTAATGAAGTAAGCGTTTTTGCAGAAGAAGTAGAAGCATTTGATAGTACTTTTATGATAGCTTTAAGCTCTCTAGTTTTTACACAAGCTGCCTCCCTGGCTTACAGTAAATTAGCACGAGCATTACCTGAAAATCCTGAATTGATTAATGGTTTAGCTGCTAATTTTGCCGAAAGGAGAGGTGCTGTTTTAGTTGAAGGTATAACAAAACAAACACAGTTAGCCATAAGAGAAACAGTTGGAAATGGTCTTAGAACAGGAGCAAGTATTCCAGACATAGCTCAAAGGATTAAGGGAAACATTGGATTAGATACTAGGGGAGCTAGAGCTGTAGAAAATTTAAGAAATAGTTTAGGCACTAAAGGTTTATCTCAGACAAAGATAAATAAACAAGTAGGGCAGTATTCAGAAAAATTATTAGCACAAAGAGCAGCTTTAATAGCTAACACAGAAACGCAAACTGCTATTGAAAGTGCAAAGTTAGATGTTTGGAAATCTACAGGTGTTCCTGTTCAAGTTCAATGGATAACTGATTCTCAACCTTGTGGTAAGTGTTCACCATCTGCTGGTGATGTTGTTTTAGCTGGACAGCCTTTTCAAACTACTATGGGTGCTTATACTTCTCCACCTATACACCCAAATTGCAGATGCCAATTACATGAGCTAAAATCTACACCATGAACGAAGTAATAAAATTTGACCAAGAACAAAAGTTAGTATTTGGTTGGGCAAACATTATCAAAGATGAAGATGGTGATGTCTACGTTGATTCACAAGGAGATTTTATTGACGACATTGGTCAATTAGAAAAATCAGCTTATGATTACGTTCTTCACTCTCGTAATGGTGCAGAAATGCACGTTAATCAAAATGTAGCAAGAGTAGTTGAATCTTTTGTTGTTACACCAGATAAACTTGAAGCATTAGGATTAGTTTCTAAATCTGATTCTATACCAGCAGGTTGGTGGATAGGATTTAAAGTAGATGATGACTCTGTATGGGAAAAAGTTAAAGACGGTTCTTATACAGGATTTTCAGTTCATGGAAAAGGTCAAAGAGAATTAGTTGAAATGGATATGCTAGAAGTAGGAAAAGGTATGTCTGAAAAAGATGAAAAGAAATTAAAAAGACATTCTAAACATCACACACCAAATCATATTAAAGATATGAGAAAAAGAATACTAACTGGCAAAACTTTTAATCAAGCTCACATGGAATCACAAAAAGCTGTGGGTAAAGGTGCAGGAAAAGATAAAATTGGTATGGTTATGCGTGAATTTTATGCTAAAAAATTAAAAAACGCACAAGGAAAACTTGTAACTGATAGGGGTCAAGCTATGGCTATCGCTATCGCACAATCAAAAAAAAAAGTCAGTAAAAGATTAAAAAATCCTAAAGGTGGATTGACTGCTGCTGGTCGTGCACATTTCAAAAGAACTGAAGGAGCTAACTTAAAACCTGGTGTCAAAGGTGCTGCTAATACACCAGAGAAAATGAGAAGAAAAGGTTCTTTCTTAACAAGATTTTATACAAACCCTAGTGGTGCTATGACAAAACCTAATGGCGAACCAACAAGACTTGCTTTAGCTGCAAATGCTTGGGGCGAACCTGTTCCTAAAAATCGTTCAGACGCTGCAAAATTAGCTGCTAAAGGTAGAAGGATGTTAGAGCGTTATAAAAATGTTAAAAAAGATTTAACTCCAGGAGATGTTCATGTAGATAGTACAGACTGGAATTATAAGAAGAAAAAAAAGAAGAAAAAATTAGTTGTAGGTGTTTACAAAGCTAAACCAGTTCCAAGTAAACCAAAATTATGGGCTTCTTCTATTGCTGAAGCAAAATCTAAGTTTGATGTTTATCCAAGTGCATACGCAAACGCATGGGCTGCAAAAAGATACAAGTCAAAGGGCGGTACTTGGAAAATGAGCAAGAAATAATATATTCCTAAAGTAGCTTAAAGTGCATTTTATGTGCTATCATGTCCTTAATATATTTAAGGAGGAAATATGGACGAAAATGAACTTAAATCTCTTATAGATAGTACTTTCAGCAATACTGGACAAAAATCTCGTATACATGAGATGGATGACAATGGTAAACAGTATGTTCACGCTTTAGCAAAGCATTGTGCTGAATCTAAGACAAGATTTCCGTACAGTTCAGCTTTTAAAATCTGTAAAGAAAAATTTAACTTTAAAGGTTCACTAGATGCCTTTAGAAGAGCAGTAATAAAAGTTGAAGCTAACGAACTAACTTTATAACAGGAGCGTACATGACACTTAGTGAAAAAGAAATTGCACAATTAATTGCTGAATCTGAATCTGACAAGATTAAAGATATGCAAAAGACAATCAACAGGCTGCATAAACAAAATGACAAACTTAAAAATAATCAAGATGAATTATCTGAAGCTATTTATAGTGCTGTTAAAGATGCAATAGCAGATGTTGATATACCAAAAGTAAAACCACCAAAATTAACATTTGCTAAAAGTAAAAATGAAGAAGTGGCTGTAATAACTCTAGCCGACTGGCAAATGGGCAAAAAAACACCGACTTACAACTCTGCAATATGTCAGGAAAGAATTGAACAGTATGCTAAAAAAGTTCAAGAAATAACTGCTATACATAGAAAATCCCATGTTATTAAAAAAGCACATATTTGGATATTAGGGGATATTGTAGAAGGTGTTGATATATTCCCAGGTCAGGCATGGGTTATTGACTCTGGATTGTACAGACAGATTATGAAAAACGGATTAGAAACATTAACTAATTTTATTAGAGAGATGTTAGCTACTTTTGATGAAGTTAAAGTAACTTCGGTAATTGGTAATCACGGAAGAATTGGAAGATATGGAACTTTTCATCCTGAAGATAACGCTGACAGAATACTTTATGAAACAACCAAACTAATGTTCAGAGATGAAAAAAGATTAGAGTGGATAAATCCTGAAGAATTTGAAGGAGATAGAGGTTGGTATGCTGTTGATAAAATTGGTAAATATTCCTGCTTATTAATTCATGGTGACCAATTCCGTGGTCAGTTAGGTATTCCATGGTACGGTGTCAAAAAGAAAGTTGTAGCTTGGAAAGCATTAGGTTCACAACCTGATATGCCTTTTCCAGATTTTAAAGATGTAGCTTTTGGTCATTGGCATCAACAATTAACTTGGACAGACGCAGGTATAACTATGAGATGTTCACCTTCACCTGAATCTAATAACTATTATGCTGCTGAAATGTTAGGTGCTTTAGGATTACCTGCTCAAAGAATGATGTTTGTTAACCCTACAAAAGGCATTGTTACAGCAGATTATGAAAATATTTGGTTAGATTGAAACTGAGTGCTTTTATCGCTTAGAGCCAAAAACAAGTTTTCGTAAATTTCCGGTTTTTTTTATTTATTTTATACATGTAATGTATAATTTTCCCATAGTTTATTTTGTGGTATAAATATCTTTATGGATATGAATATCGACTGGGCTATTTATCGTAGTATATTTAAACGAATTGTTGCTGTGTTTATTGCACAAGCATTATCGATACTAGGTGCTGGTTCTTTAGTAGGAATAGACGTTTATCAATCTGCTTTATTAGCAGGGATTATGGGTGTTGCTCATGTTGTTGAACGACTAGCTAGAAAATATATTGATGATGGAAAGCTAACTTGGGAAGAAGTAAATGAAGTATTTAATTCAGTACCCAACAAAGGATAACAATGGCAAACTCACATAATGGAAATGGCTTTACACAGAAAGAAATGCTAATAATGATTTTAGACGGACAAGATAAAATAAACGATAGAATAGACGAACTACACGAGAAAGTTAATTCAAAAATTTCCAGAGCCGAATTGAGCGGTTGGGTTGTAGCAGTAGCTTCACTAGCTGTTTTAGTTCAAGCCTTAATGTAAGGATATGCTATCAAAAATAAATACCTTCCTTAGACTATTAGTAGTAGGCTTACTTATTTACCCTATGCCTGTATTGGCAGACCATGTTCCAACACAACCTGCTTATGGTCAAAACCTCACAACAGATAATAACGCAGGAACTATAACTATTGGTATATTAAGTTCTGATGGATTTGAAGATAGCCCACCTGAAAATTACACAATATTTTTTAGTGGTTCTAGTGGTATAACTGAAACAAATAGCTTCTGTGTTACTACATCTTTTGGTCATCAAACAAATACTTGGCAATACTATACATTTAGTAATGATGATTTAAAGTATTATTTTGCAGATTTATCAGGAGAAAACTTTTATTTTGCAATTAGAAGTAATAATGAAACAGATAATAGTGTTTCTACTTTAACTACTGAAAGTGTTTATAACATTTATGCAGGTGTATCATTTGAATTTAACCAAACAGATTGGTCAGCACCTACAGGAACAGATGCTTGTAATCCTTATGTAGTTACTACTACAACTACCACTACTACAACGACTACTATTCCACCTGTTGTTCCTGATGATGCAACAAATATATCAGTAAACTACCAAGGTAAAGATGTTTATTTTGCCTGGGAATATACAGATGGGAATACTTTAGTAAAAGAATTTCATATTAACTACAGCTATGATAATTCTATTTGGGATAGGGTAATCATTACAGATACTACTGCTAGAACATACACATTAGATTACACAAACATACAAACAGGAACTTTTTATTGGACATTTAGTGTATGTGGCGACATAGAAAATGGAGAAAGCTGTACAGATAGTGATAGTAATAACTTTGAAACTACACAATATGTAGCACCAACTACAACTGTTTATGTTGCACCACCTCCACCTCCTCCACCTCCAACACCTGAAGAAATAAAAGTTGATATAAAAGTTGAAGGTGTTGATAAAGAATACACACAAGCAGATGTTAATGATGGAACTATAGAGCGTGACCAAGAGCGTGTAGATAACGAAAAAGAGTATGGCTGTTTTATGACTAACGCACAGATAGAGCGTGGCGATTGTGATATACCTGAACCTATTGAAGAAGATATTAAAGATGATATTATAAAAGAAGATGTTGTTATTAAAGAAGATATTGTTGAAGATAAAAAAGATGTGGATGACATCATTTTTGAGGATGATGATGAGATACTCGACACAATCCCAGAGGAAATACTTGAAGATGAAGAAAGAGATACTTTATTGGAAGAAGATTTTATTATTCTGGAGGATAAAGAAGTTATTGTACTTACCGAAGAAGAATTTGATGATTTTATTAAAACACTTGAAGATGAAATGGTGGAGTTTGAAGAACAAATTATTATCTTGGAAGATATTGAATTTGATTTGGAAGACATTATCACCGAAGACGTGGTGGAAATACCAATACCAGATGAAGTTGTAGAAGATGAGCCTATTAAAGAAGATATACCTGAGATTGTGCAAGAAGATACTACCGACAAGGACTTACCTCCTGTGGAGATTGAACCAGAGAGAGAAGGAACAGAACTTTCCGAAGAAGAAGTAGAAATTCTTGTTACAGAAGCAGAAGAAGAAATTAAAGAACTTGTTTCTATAGAAATTGTCGAAGAAGAACCTATTG